CTGACTTCCCTTGGCGCTCCTTCGTGAATGGATCATGCGCCAGTTGTGAGACAAGGGGCGAGGGTGAAAAGCGTCGGGGCTATGAGCGCAAATTGGGGGTGCTTCTCAACAACTGGTCCGGTGACCCATCCATCTTTAGGACGCACGGAGAAGCGAATACCTACAAGAATCACGGGTGTCGATGCGACGTCTGTCGTGAGGCCAATAGAGAATACAATCGAGAATGCCGTAAGCGTATTCGTGAAAGGGGCCATGCCGACTAGCCCGCCCTCAGTCTGTTCAGTGTGTCAGAAGCGAGCGTGTACAGAACACCAGCGCCAAGACTTCCGGCCCCAATCCAACGCGCGAGGCTATGACGCAACTTGGCGCCGTGTAAGAGCCATGAAGCTGGCCGCCCAACCCCTCTGTGAGCACTGCACCAAGGAAGGACGTGTAACTGAAGCAACGGAAGTGCATCACAGGTTTCCTATCGCCACCCACCCACTTTTGCGCTTGGATATGAGCAACCTCGAAAGCATTTGTCGTAACTGTCATATGATAGAGGAAGGAAAGAGAAGGAGACGGCCATGACGGACCAACAACTAGCGGCACTCATTGAGAGTTACCAAAAGAGTCTCGCGCCCCAACCTCTCTCACCTCTGGCCATCCTCGCCTATGAACAAGTACGACTCTGCTTGCTCGCAGAACGTGAACGTTGGGGCTATCCCGTCGAAGGCTCTATAGAGATTGCTCAACTCGCGTTGAAGCTGTACAAGAAGCGGGCATAGACCGGGGGCCATGCGTATCTCTAGGACTGACAAGGGATTACCGTCTCCCAACTTCACGTAAAAATTCACGAGTGTATCCTTTTGGTGACACTCTTGGTAATTCTGTAACTCAAGGATTGTAATTATGGGACCGAAACCGACCCCAACCGCCGTTTTAGAGGCTCGCGGCTCATGGCGTGCGAAGACTCGCACAGACGAGCCTAAGCCGGACACGCCAACGACCCTCAAACCTCCGGCGAATCTGCCCAAAGAAGCCCGGAAGCTGTGGAAAAGGCTCGCCCCTGTACTCATTTCGGCTGGCCTTCTCACTAGTGCCGACATAGAAGCCTTTGGCCACTATTGCCGTCTAGCCGTTGCTTGGGATGCGGCCATGAGGCTGGTAGAGGAGTCTCCGACGCGAGAGAACATCCTTGCCTTGGCCAAGGTGAACGACGCTGTACGGGATCTGGAAGCGTCTTTTGGGATGACGCCAGCGGATAGGGTGGGCCTCGCAGTTACCAAACCGGTAACTAACAATGCTAAGGCCCGCTTCTTTAACGATTACGAGACTCGCTAGTGTCTCCGGAATGGCGAGAGTTACTAAGCCTGATTCCGGGTTGCGACTCTGAAGCAACGGCAGGTGAGGGCGACTACTTCGACGCTGAGGCCGCCGAGCGGGCCTGTTCCTTCTTTCCGGAAGTCTTACAGCTAGTCGAAGGCACTGTCCAACCCTTTGAGTTACAGCCTTGGCAAGCTGCGATAGTGGCCGCGCTATGGGGATGGAAAGATGCGAATGGCCTTCGGAGATTTCGCGAAGCTTTCATCTTCTGCCCTCGGAAGAATGGCAAGACTCCGTTCGCGGCTGGCTTGATGCTGCTCTCCGCCCTCACAGACGGGGAACCTGGAGCACAACTGTATAGCGCGGCTCCAGACAAGAACGGCGCGAGTCTCCTATTCCGGCATGCGTCGGAAATGATTCTGCGTGAACCTGAGTTACAAAAGCGCTCGAAGATTTATAAGAGCCTCAAGTCAATTGAGTTTCCTAACTCCACCATCTTTCGCGCACTAGCTGCCGACGCGCATCGGTTACACGGCCTCAATGTGTCGTTGGCCATAATCGACGAGCTACATCAATTTCCAGACTCGGAACTTGTGGACGTTCTAATCACGGGTACGGCGTCGAGACGACAGCCTTTGGTCGTATTCATCACAACTTCTGATTTTGACCGGCCTAGCGTCTGTAACTCCAAGCATGACTACGCGAGCAAGGTACGGGACGGCCTCATCGCGGATAGGAGCTTCTTACCTGTAATCTTTGAAGCTGGCCCCGATGACGATTGGACGAGTCCAGAGGTATGGGCCAAGGCAAATCCAAATCTTGGCGTATCGGTAAGCCTCGAATACTTGGAGCGGGAATGTCGTCGCGCTCAGGCTGAGCCCGCGTATGAATCGACGTTCCGCCGTCTGCACTTGAACCAGAAGACGAGTGTTGAAACTCGCTGGATTCGCTTAGAGGATTGGGACGCCTGCCGACGCGAGTTACCGAACCTCGAAGGACGCGAGTGTTACGCTGGCCTCGACCTATCGACAACGACTGACATTTGTGCTTTGTCGTTGGTGTTCCCGATAGATGACCTATTGGCCGTCCTTCCCTTCTTTTGGGTGCCCGAGGCCAAGCTCCGAGACAAGCGTGATAGAGTCAGTTACGACTACTTCCAGCGTGCCGGACTCGTAACCGTGACAAGTGGGAATGTCACCGACTACGATCGTATTCGCGCGGATATTGGGGCGCTCAGCGAGCGTTACAACATTCAAGAACTTCGCTACGACCGTTGGAATGCCAGTTCCCTGGTCACTCAGTTACAAGACGATGGCCTGACGCTTACGGCTATGGGTCAGGGGTACGTAAGCATGGCGGGACCAACGAGAGAGTTCGAGCGTCGTGTCCTTGGTAAAACGCTCATTCATGACGGGAACCCGGTGCTTCGCTGGATGCTGGGAAACGTTATGGTCGAGCAAGATGCAGCCGGTAACATCAAACCAACGAAGGCCAAGAGTACGGGACGGATTGACGGCGTCGTCGCGACGATAGACGCAATTTCCGGTGCTATGACTGGCGATGGCCCCAACGGCGGCAGTTTCATTCTTTTGTAACTGAAGAATCGGCAAAATATTTTCGCTTTTCCCTGCGCTTCTCGGGTACTCGCGAAGACTCTATAACAGAGGATAACGTGAGGAGAAACGCATGGGACGTTGGGACTGGCTTAAGAGAAGTGAAAGCCCCGAAAATCCGGCTACAAGCCTGAGTGATCCAGCTTCGTGGCTGTGGGCAGCCTTGGGCGCGCGCAATGCCACTAGTGGCGTTTCTGTAACTCCCGAGAATGCGCTAGAAGTCTCTGCTGTATGGGCGGCAGTCCGGATGATTTCGTCCACTGTGGCCACGTTGCCCCTACACGTCTACCGACGGACGGCTAGCGGGAAGGAGAAGGCCATTGACCTTCCGGCTTATAGGCTCCTCCATGACGCACCCAATAGCGAGCAATCCGCGTTCACGTTTCGTGAAACGATGCTCGGCCACCTTCTCACATTCGGTAACTTTTATGCCGAAGTTGAAAGGTCCAACGCGGGCGAGGTGCTGGCGCTGTGGCCCATCTACCCGACGCTTGTAACCATTCGTCGCGTTGGCGGGCAATTGGTCTATGGCGTCCGTGTTGACGGCCAAGAAATCCCCTTGGCGGCAGATCAAATGTTGCACATTAAGGGACTCTCGTTGGACGGCTTGCTAGGGTTACAGCCTGTAAGCTTGGCCCGTAACACCATCGGCTTGGCCAAAGCGACAGAGATCTACGGAAGCTCGTTTTTTAGTAACTCAGGGACGCCAGCCGGGATTATTACGCATCCGGGCAAGATTACGAAGGCACAGCAAGACGCCTTACTGGCGTCATGGGCTGCGAGACATTCGGGTTTATCGAATGCCCAACGTGTTGGGATCTTGGAACAGGGTATGACTTGGTCGCCCCTCTCCAACACGAACGAAGCGAATCAGTACTTAGAGACTCGCCGCTTTTCAGTTACCGAAGTGGCTCGCGTGTTCGGCATTCCGCCCCATCTTATCGGCGACCTTGAGCGTTCAACGTTCTCGAATATTGAAGCTCAAGGCATTGAGTTTGTCCGGTACTGTATCGAACCCTGGTGTCGTCGTGTAGAGGCGGAGCTTAATCGGCAGGTTCTAGACGGCCAAGACGTATTCGCGTCTTTCGTTCTTGAAGGTCTTTTGCGGGGCGACTCGAAGGCTCGCGCAGAGTTCTATACGGCAATGTTGGATCGTGGCGTGTTGTCCATAAACGAGGTACGTGAATTAGAG